ACGGCCCGGACGTAGTGAATACTTGGACCCCGATGGACCTAATCTCGGGCTATTAGGATAGAACTTGATTAACCTCTCTGGCGACAACTCAGACCAAGCCACGGCGACCTCTAGGGCAGCCGGGGATAAGGCCGTTGTGGACGGCGATACCCAGCTTCTGGAGTGGTGCGTCTCCCGGGCCGAACGGGCCCGCCAAGCTCGAGACCAAGTCTACGGAGAGCGGTGGAAGGAGTACACCCGCCTCTGGAGAGGCTTCTGGCAGCCCTCCGACGCCCAGTTCAAGTCTGAGCGCTCCCGCATTATCTCCCCCGCCCTGTCCCAGTCTATCGAGATGACCGTCTCGGAGATCGAGGAAGCCATGTTTGGCCGTACGGCGTGGCTAGACATCGCGGATGATTACGAAGATGAGGAAAGGGACGACGTAACGGTACTCCGGGACAAGCTTCTGGAGGACATCGAGCTGTGCAAAGGACGCACGGCGATGTCGCACACCTTCCTTCTCGGGGCTATCTACGGCACGGGCATAACCAAGCTCCACGTAGAGGTTGCCGAGAACAACAAGATGACCCCGGATGGGGTGGTCTTTGTCAACGAAAAGATCAAAGTTCCCCTCGAAGCCGTCCGTCCGGACGAGTTCTTCATCGACCCCGCAGCTACGACCATCGACGAGGCCCAGTTCTGCGGCCACGACGTGATCCGCCCGCTGCACACGGTCAAAGAGAAGCAGAAGGGCGAGAACCCCATCTACAAGAACGTAGTGGTGGGGGCGTATTCGGGCCAGAAAGGCGACTCCACGGGCACGGGCCTGATGTCGAGTGTCGATTCTCGCTCCGACGCCGTCCTGATTACCGAGTTCTACGGCAAAGTGCCGGCGCGGTACCTCAAGGGGGCCGAAGGAACGGGCCTTGTGGAGGCCATCGTCACCATCGCCAACAACTCTGTAGTCCTTCGGGCTATTGAGAGCCCATTTTGGATGCAGGATAGGCCTTTTGCGGCCTACCAGCACGACACCGTACCCGGCGAGTTTTGGGGTCGGGGCGTCGCAGAGAAGGGCTACAACCCCCAAAAAGCCCTCGATACCGAGCTTCGGGCTCGTTCAGACGCCCTCGCCCTCATTACTTCGCCCATGATGGGCGTAGACATGACCCGGGTTGGCAAAAACCCGGATATGCGCTTCCTTCCGGGCAAATACCTCTTCACTCGAGGCCGTCCTTCCGAGATTCTCGAGCCTATCGGCTTCTCCCCGCAGGGTCTTGCGCTCACGTTCCAGCAGTCGGGAGACTTGGAGCGGCAGGTTCAGATGGGAACCGGAGCAATGGACTCTGCGACCCCTCTGGGCACCAATCGGCGCAACGAAACGGCGTCCGGCATGTCCATGTTGCAGGCCAGCTTCCTCAAGCGGGCCAAGCGGACCATGCAGAACATCGAAACTCAGTACATGGACGTACTGATTCCTCGTATGTTGTGGCGTTACATGCAGTTTGACCCCGCCCGCTACCCCAAGGACGTCAAGTTCAAGGTTTCGGCCGCTATGGGCATCATGGCCCGGGAAGTGGAGAACTCGCAGCTCGTTTCGATGCTCGGGTACACCCCTCCGGAGTCTCCTGCGCACGCCATTATCCTCAAGGCTCTCTTTGAGAATACGGCCTCTGCCGACAAGAAAGAGCTGAAAGAGGCTATGGCGGTGCTGATGAAGCCCCCGAGCCCCGAAGACCAGCAGATGCAGCAGCAGATGAAGCAACTGGCGCTCCGCAAGGCGGAAGCAGAGGTTGCGGAGATCGAAGCTAGGGCCGAAAAGGCCAAAGCTGAGGCGCTTCTGGCTGCTACTAAGGCTGAGTACGTCGATGATGAGGTAGAGCTGAAGGCGGCCAACGCCGCAGTCGCCGCAGAGCAGGTCAGGGTCTCCCAGCGAGACCAAGAGCACACTCGCCAGTACGACGCCCACGACCTAGCCATCCGGCACCGTGAAGCAGACATCAAGGAAAAGCAGGCCAACAAGCCCGCCCCTGCATCGAAGAAGTAACACTACTTAGGAGGTAGTTGTGGACAAGGAAATGCGGCAGTACATTGCCGAAATGTACGAAATGTTCGGCACAAGAGGGTGGAAACACCTTGTAGCCGAGGCAACAGACGCCATTGAGCAGCGAAAAGAGCAGCTCACTCGCGCAACGTCCATTGACGAGGTTCGCTATATTCAGGGCGAAGTTGCCCAGCTTAGGCTCCTCGAATCAATGGAAAACCTCGTAAAACTGCGGGAAGAGGCCGCTAATGACGAGGAAGAACTCGAGACAATCGACAAGAATCGCTAACGTGACTATCTACGACTACACCTGTGCTAATGGGCACACGGTAGAAGAGCATAGGAAGGTCAGCGAGCGCCACGATCCTCTGGAATGCCCCACTTGTGGGGAGAACATGACAATGGAAGTAGGCGCACCCCACTTTGGGGTTCTGAAGATGGGCGTAAGTAAGGATTTTCCCACGTTCTACGAGAAGTGGGGAAAGATTCAGCGCTCTAAGAACACTGGCAAGATTTCAGATGAAGCCAACAAAAATGCTAGCGATAGAACGCTAGATAAGGCTGGCTTGATCTAATACCCGGGAATACGGCATCCGGTACGGGTATATGTTTAGGGATAATACGCTAATGCTAGCGTACCCTGTTTGAGCAAAGGAGTAGAAAAAGTGGCTAAGTTTGAAGACTACGTGAAGCAGGATCAGACGACTGATCTAGAACTCGAATCAGAGATTAACGAGGCGTCGAGCAACGCCGAGCAGCGTCAGCAGGACCCAGCTGTTCCAGAAAGGTTCAAGGGCAAGACTCCAGAAGAGATTGCCGCGAGCTTTGTAGAACTGGAGCGGATGTACGGCCGGCAGGCGAACGAACTCGGAGAGCTGCGAAGCACGGTAAAGACTCTGGCTGAGAAGCAGAGCGCACCTTCGACAACCCCACCCCCGGCCCCAAAGCCGGTAACGATGGATGAACTTTATGAGACGCCGGACGAAGCAGTTCGTCGGGTCGTAAGAGAGGAATCCTCGCCACGCATCGACGCTCTTGAAAGGGAGCTTGAGGCAGCACGTCAGGCTGTAGCAGTTGCAGACGCCCGTAGGGCGTTTGAAGTGAAGCACCCGACGTTCCAGACTACGCTGAAGGACCCCAATTTCCTTGAGTGGATCAAGGGCTCCAACATGCGTCTTCAGCTCGCCCAAGCTGCTGATAAAGGTAACTTCGATGCAGCAGATGAGCTTTTCTCTACGTATAGTGAGATCAAGCAGCTCAAGGAAAGCAAGCCGGCTCCCCGCTCCCAAGCGGCTAGGCAGGTTGCCCTCGAACGGTCCGGTGGCTCAGGCCCCGAGCCGGTAGAGAAGTTTTCCAAGTACGAGTTGCAAGAGAAGCGAATTGCGGCTAAACGCGGCGACCGTCAGGCGCAGCGGTGGCTCGATGCCAACGGCTCAGCTATTCGTGATGCTTACGCGGAGAATAGGCTTACCACCTAACTCTCTCGGGAGTTGGGTTAGTTTATAACTCTCAACTCAAATAGGTAATTAATCATGGGTCTTGGCACAAACCACGTTACTAAGACGACCCTCTCGGCGTCGTCCCGTACGTACAGCAACAGTGCATTTATTGGCGAACTGTGGAGCGACGAAGTTCTCGCGCGCTACAAGTCCGTCGTGATCATGCCCGACATGGTCAACGTCATGCCTTTCGCCGGTAAGAAGGGCGATACGGTCCACATTCCGATGCCGACCCGAGGCTCCGCCTCGTCCAAGGCCGCCTCCACTCAGGTCACCCTGATTGCGGCGCAGGAAACCCAGCTCCAGATGCTGATCGACCAGCATTGGGAGTACAGCCGACTGATTGAAGATATCGCCGCCGTTCAGGCGAACGATAAGTTCCGTCAGTTCTACACCGACGACGCGGGTTACGCCCTGTCGCAGCGTGTGGATACCTTCCTCCATGCGCTGGGTGCGGGCTTTGCGGCCCCGAACGCCTCGCCGTATGTGGCGGGTACGTCGTACTCGAAGGCCGTTATCGGTACGCCGACCTCGGGTGCTCTGGTGACGTGGAACCCGTCGGCTAACGCCAACGCCGGTAACGCGGCTGTGTTCACGGACGAAGGCATCCGCCTGATGCTTCAGGAGCTGGACGATCTGGACGTGCCCTCGGCGGGTCGCGTTCTGGTTATCCCCCCGGTGGAGAAGAAGAACCTGCTGGGCGTGGCTCGGTTTACCGAGCAGGCGTTCACGGGTGAGTCGGGCTCCGGCAGCCCGATCCGCAACGGCAAGGTTGGCGATGTGTACGGCGTGCCCGTGTACGTGACCTCCCGCTGCCCGACGGTGGCTGACACCGGCGCTGCGGTTGACCAGCGAGCGGCTCTTCTGTTCCAGCAGGATGCAATCATCTATGCTGAGCAGATGGCTCCGCGTACCCAGACCCAGTACAAGCAGGAGTATCTGGGCGATCTGTTCACGGCAGACATCATCTTCGGTGGTGTTCTGGCGCGTCCGGAGGCGGGTATCGCCATCGTGGTTCCGGCCTAATAGCGGCTAAAGTCTGGGCCCTCGCAAGGGGGCCCTCTCTTTGTACGTACAAACTTAAGGAACTAATATGGCTATTCAGAAGGCTGGTAGGCTCCAGTTTCAGGACCTCTTCGACGTAGTCGGGGCTGGTGCCTTCACCGTCAACATGGGTAACGCAGCTACGGGCTCCGGCACGTTTGCTGTGGCTCAGGTTACGGTTCCCGGCGCAGCTCTTGGCGACTTCGTTCTGGTCGCGGCTGGTGTGGACGTTGTGGACGCGGCCCTTGTGGGCAGCGTGACGGCTGCCAACACCGTTGACATCGTTCTGCTCAACAACACGGCCGGTGCCGTGGACTTGGCCTCTGCTACCTACCCGGTAGTGGTGCTGCGTCTGAACCCCGCTTACGCGGTTGTCTAACTCTTTTAGGGGCGGAGTCAAA